GACGGCGAGGCAAAATGAATGCGACTGTTCTTCAAATGTGTGCAGCCGCTGCGGCAGTTGCTTTCCTCCTTGCGCCTTACGCCGCACCAGTGGTTCAAAAAGCCCGTGCTTGGATCGGGACGATTGGCACCGGCCACAAGCCCGAAGTCGCAGGCGTGACCGAGCGGGACATGCACACGGTGCTAGAGCTGGCCGCACGGCTGAAGGCCATCGGATGCACTGATGGCGTCTCGCTGTGTCAGGAATTGCTAGACGTTTTTCTTACACCAGCGAAAGCAAAAGAAGAATGACACCAAGCGTTCGTGTCGCAATAGCTGGCGCTTTGATCTATTTCGCCGTGCATGGGTTGCCAACGGCGACATTAGACACGGCGACAATCGAGCTACAGAAACCGAGTGCCGAGATGATCAAGGCGGTTGCAGATGTTGATCGGATCATGCGTAACGCATCACACTTCGACCGCCTGCTGTGGTCTGAGGTGTGGGTTAAGGTCGCACGGATCATCAACAGCGAGACAGACACCGAGGTGGTTTTTACGGACACGCGAAGCCTTCGGCAATTCAATCTAATTGCATTTCAGATCGCGTGGAAGCGGCTAGGCGACAACAAAAAAGACAAATACCTTGGGCTTGGCGAGGCCACTGAGCGTGTATTTGCCGAGGCCATCGGGCTGGACGTTCGCCCAGTGACGCCAGAGCTGCGGGCAAAGTTCGTTGAGACGTGTAACGCTCTAGCGTGGTGCGGCGCCGGGAGAGGTTGACCATGATTCTTCCTCTCATGGGCTATGTGCCGAATCCTGACGCCACGGCGCGTTTTGTTTCGTCGCTACCAATGCCGACGATGGCAGACGCTGGCGGCGATCTGGCAGAGTCAACCACCGATGTGATGTTGTACCCGGCGCTGCTGTCGTGCGATCCGCAGTGGCGGCGTGGCAGTCAAGGCATCGGCAGTTGCGTCGGGTGGGGCTGGAGCTTGGCCGTGGATCTGCTGGCATCAGCGGATGTGATCTGCCGCCGCGAGAACGAGTCATACGGCGGTCGCACGCTAGAGGCCAGCGTATACGCATTCAGCCGCGTCGAGGCCGCCGGCGGGCGCCCTGCGGGCATGAGCGATGGCAGCTACGGCGGTGCAGCTGCCAAGGCCGTCACGCAGTTCGGCACGTTGCATTATGGCGTTGACTACGGCGGGCAGCAGTTCGACACCTACTCAGCTAACCGCGAAAAAACGTGGGGAAATACGGGCGTGCCTAATGAGCTTGAGCCGTTCGCCAAAGAGCATCGCGTGCAAACGACAACGCTGGTGCGATCATTTGCCGAGGCCGCGAAGGCAATTGGCTCTGCTATCTGCCCGGTGCCGGTGTGCAGCAACCAAGGCTTCAGCATGAAGCGTGACGCAGATGGCTTCTGTAAGCCGCAATCTCGATGGAGCCACTGTATGTGCTTTGCGGGCGTTCGCCACGGCAAGCGACCGGGACTGCTGTGCGTCAACAGCTGGGGAGCATCCAACAGCGGGCCGCACTACCCGGCAGCAATGCCCGAGGCCGTGGCCGAGTGTTCGTTTTGGGTGGACGCTTCTGTTTGTGATTCGATGCTCGGATCAGACGATTCGTTTTCAATCGCTGGCTTTGATGGCTTCGCACCGCGACGTTTGCCCGACTGGCTGGGAGGAATCATATGAGATTCGCAGCCGCAGTTGCCGCAGCGATGGCGTTGCAGTCTTTCACAGTCATCGACCACCCAGAGCTATCGGCAGAAATCGCCACGCAGACGGCACGGGCAATCGTGCAGCTGCAAAACGCACCAGCACCCAAGCCGGTTGGTGGTCAGTGCAAGAACTGCAACGGCACGGGCAAAGTTGGTGACGGCAAGATCGTCATGACCTGCCAGGCATGCAACGGCACCGGCAAAGAGGCGGTCAGCGTATTGGTCAAGCCGAAGCCCTGCACCACCGGGAAATGCCCGCTATGAGCTACCAAGAGTTGCAGGAGCATGTGTGGTCGCAGCTGTCGCTACGCAAGCGGCTGGCTGGCCGTGCGGCGTGTGATCGCATCCTGCGGCGTGCTGTGCGAGTGCTGCCAACCGGCATGATGAGCCAATCGAATCCGACCGAGCAAGATCGGCTGATGCGGCAGACGCAAAGCGACATCGTACGGCATGAACGCCACCACAACGTAACGATGGGAATCTTTCTCACGATCATCCTGAGCGCCTTGGTCAGCGAGATCGTGAAACTGCTTATCGCATGGTGGCGTGCCCGGTCAGAAAATCAAGTGCTGCTGCGTGGCTATCAACTGGAGATGACGAGCAATGGTTGACCGTGTCATTAAGATTGGCGAACGCTTTGGAGTCCCAGTGATGCTTTTGACGGCATTGCTATTCTTTGCACGGGAGGTATGCGTGTCAGTTCACGAAACGCTGCTCGTGCCAATTGTTAAGGGACACATCGAGTTTCTTGACGCTACATCGTTGACTCTGAGGGAAATCGAACAGACGCAGCACCAGCTGTATAACACCTTGCAGGAAGTGAGCATCGGCCAGCGTGCCATACAGCAGGCGCTGTCGGGCGAACCGAAAACTGGAGGGCTAGAGTGATGGCAATGAACAACAAGACGTTGAGGCCACGGGTGAGCGGCTTCAATCCGAAGAGCATCAGCGGGCTGTACGCATGGTATGACGCTGCCGACGCCACGACGATCACGCAAGGCACTGGCGTTAGTGCATGGGCCGACAAATCCGGCAACGGTCGCACATGTTCGCAGGCTACGGGAGTCTATCAGCCTGCGTATGTGTTAGCCGGGCAGAACGGCAAGAACGTGATTGACTTTGCGAGCAGTAGTAAAAACATGACTACGAATGGTACTGCGTGGGGGCTGACGTTTGCCAACACCATGTTTTGGAGTTTCCAGTTTCCTGACACAGCGGCGAGCGCTGCAACGTATGCCCTTTTTGATCTCAACACAAACCGCGAGTCCGTTTTTGGTAACGCCACAAGCGAGCTTCGCATCGGCACTGGACTCACCGGCATCACTCCTGTGTCACGACGTTGGTATGTTCTATCGATCAAATGGGGCGGGCCTTTTACAAGCTATCGTCTCAACCAATCAAACGGATCGACCATCGATGCTGGCGCAACATTCTCAAACGGTGCCAGCACACAGATGTACATGGGATTCAATGGCGGTTCTGCTTCTATTCGCGGCTACGTCGGTGAGTGCATTGCCTATGACTCGCAGCTCTCCGATGCACGCATCACGACCGTAAACAATTACCTTGCGAAAAAATGGGGGGCCACCATCGTATGACGTACGCGATATTTCCTAGCTTAGAGCTGGCGTTGGCATTCGATGCAAGCGTGTCGGCTGCGATGGGCTGGCCTAGCGTTGAGCAGAAGACAGAACGCTATGCGATACCGATGAAGCACCCGAGCCGCAACGAATGGTCGGTGCCGGTGCGAGACTACGCCCAGCCGCATCTGATCAGCGGCACGCAGATCGTCGAGGAGCTAACGTCAGATTGGTACCCGCCAGAACGCACGACTTGATAGACTGAACAAAAGGCCACGCATCGGGCAATTGACCCGAGCCACACTAAGGGAGACAGACCATGAGTGAAATCAAGATACGCCGCAAGAATCGCAGCCCAAGCGTCACGACAACGACCAGCACCACCACATGCACAACGCTACGGATTGACGACATGGCAGGCGGTGTTGTGTCTATCGGTACGATCAGCACAAACGCTGCAACGTTTCAAGTGTGGGGAGCAAGCGATTCGGCTGGCACATTCGTTAGGCTGTATGACTCGGCTGGTGCGGTGGCTGACATCACGTTGGCACCCAGCACATCGGCGGGCAGCTGCTATGCACTGCCCGATGCAGCGTACGGCCTGCCGTTCGTTAAGCTGGTAAGCGGCACAACGAACGCCAACACTACCGCTACCGTGATGCTCAAGAGCTAGACCGAATGCCACAGCGTATGCCCAGCTATGTTCCACCGAGGCTGCGACGATCACGCAGCGAGGATCGGCCCAACGCAGCACAGCGTGGCTACTGCAGCGTGGCACACAGAGCGTGGCGTCAGGCTGTACTTACGCGAGATGCTTGGCAGTGCGTGACATGCGGCAGGTTGTGCGGCAGCAGCAGAGAAGCACACGCCGATCACATCGTGCCGCTGGCTGATGGAGGATCGCGCTACGACGTTTTAAACGGTCAGTGCCTATGCCTGAGTTGCCACTCAAGCAAGACCTGTAGGGAGAACCAAAAGGCTTGACAGACATTGCATGCTGCATACCACCAAGGAGGTTGGTATGGCGTGCAGGACGTGCGGAAGTGATTGGCTGGCGGCGACAGCAAAAGATTGCAATCGCTGCCCTTACTGCGATAAACAGCAGCTGTTTCGCGCTAGGAAGCAAGGCGGATGGGTAGAACCAACGCAGATAAAGAAATGCGTGCAATGCGGAAAGCAATTCACAGCAGTCGGAGTCAAGCACATCAAGCAAAGAATTTTGTGTGAAAGTCCGGTTTGCCGAAAGCAACACCGAAATTCTTGCAAGACACGCCGCGACTCAGGTGTATTCGTTGGGACACGGCCCTCTGCTAAAAATAAACAGGATAGGTTTTGCAAACGTTGTGGCAAAGGTTTGTTGGACAGAAACCAAAAAAAATACTGCGGAAAAACTTGCTCAGGTGCGAATGCAAGAGAATTTAATCGGTCATTTAAGGAACTGCCTGACTGGTTCTATTCTTGGCATAATGAAGCTAGCAAAATTGTTTCGTGTTTAACATGCGGAACGTTGATTAATTATTTAACCCGTAAAAGAAAGTTTTGCAATAATGCTTGCCGTTACCGCTCTAATAATCCATTACACCAGTTGTGCATCGATTGTGGATCGGAACTTAAAGCGGACACGCGGCATGTGAGAATGTGTATTGCATGCAAAGAGAAGCGTCGAAGAGCTTGCAAGAAGGCTGCTGGCAAGAAGCCACGCAAGCGCTGCAAGAAGCATGGCGTGCCGTACGATCCAACCGTAAAGAGCCGTGCTGTTTTTGAGCGTGACAATTACGTTTGTCAGTTGTGCAACATCAAATGCCTTAAGAAGTTTACCGTGATTGCTAATATGCCTCTCCCATTGAGCCCAACAGTTGACCACATCATCGCAATATCGCTTCGCATTAAAGGCCATACATGGGACAACGTGCAATGCGCTTGCTGGGCTTGCAACGTCGCAAAGGGCGCAAATGCAAAGGGTCAGTTAAGGTTTGCCATTGCCTACGGATGAGGGCGGCGGGGGGCCATTGAAAATCATAAAACGGCACCGTCACGCAAAACCACCTGGTTCGGCACAGGCGTACGCCCGCATGTTTCCGGTCAAAATGGCATACGGGCAATTTAGGCCGGTTTTCTGTCTCCCTAATCGGCTGCGTAGCCAGCTGGCGTGACCCACTAAACGGAGAAGACCAATCGGAAAACGTGGCCCACCAAAACAGCCAACGGTTTTGAAGTTGCTTAAAGGCAATCCCGGCCACCGACCAATCAACAAGTCGGAGCCACAGCCTGCCAGCGACAGCATCGCACCACCGCCTTGGCTGGTGAAAACGTCGCTTAAAAAATGGAACGAGATCTTGCCGGGCCTGATCGCCACTGGCGTCGTGACCAACGCAGATGTCGAGACGCTTGCACGGTATTGCACAATGCATGAGCAGTTTTTGTTTTGTCTCAAAGAGATTAGAGCGGGCCGCGATCAGATTGAGATCAAAGACCCGAAGAGCGGCGAGATTGTCAACATAAAAAGCACGCCAGCGGCAGTAAATATCTTCAAGCTGTCTGCACAAATGCTGCAGTGTGAGCAGCACTTCGGCATGACCCCTTCATCGCGGAGCGGAATCGTTGCCAACAAAAAACAAGCGCAACCCGAAATCGACCCAAGAATCTTTGGTTGATCCGTCGCGGTCAGCGTTCGCCGTCAAGTTTTTCCACGACTTCTTGACGCACACCAAGGGCGAGCTTGGCAACACGCCGTTCTTCCTAGAGCCGTGGCAGCGTGACTACATCGGCAAGCTGTTCGGCACGGTCGATGCGACGGGCCACAGAACGTATCGCACAAGCCTTCTGGCGATAGCACGCAAGAACGGCAAGAGCAGTCTGTGTGCAGGCATTGCGCTTAAGCTGTTGCTAGAGCCAGAGCCGGGTTCTGAGATCTACTGCTGTGCGGCAGATCGTTCGCAGGCTTCTCTAGTTTTCGAGATGGCAAAGGTCTGCGTTGAGCAGTCGCCAGTGCTGTCAAAGATGCTGAAGGTTTATCGAAATTCAATCGTACGAGAGGAAACGCATAGCAGTCTTAAAGCCCTCAGTTCTGAGGCATTTACGAAGCATGGCCTGTCGGCACACGGGATAATTTTTGACGAGCTACACGCACAGCCCGACCGTGAATTGTGGGATGTGATGACAACCTCGACCGGCGCACGCCGTCAGCCGCTGTGCGTTGCGTTGACCACCGCAGGCTATGACCGCAAGAGCATCTGCTGGGACATCTGGCGATATGCCATTGCCGTTCGTGATGGTGCGATCAGCGATCCGACGTTCCTGCCAGCAATCTACGCAGCAGATCCTGAAGATGATTGGACTAGCGAAAAAGTTTGGCACAAAGCGAACCCAAATCTGGGCATTAGCGTGAAGCTGGATGATTTGCGGGTGCGGTGCAAGCGGGCGCAGGACATGCCCAGCGAGCAAAATACTTTTTTGCGATTGCACTTAAATATGTGGACTGAGCAGGATACACGCTGGCTCCGCATGGATCATTGGGCGCAAGGCAACGGCAGTTGCCCGATTGACCTGACGGGCCGCGAGTGTTTTGGCGGTCTGGATCTTGCCAGCACGTTTGACACGACTGCACTGGTGCTGCTGTTCCCGCTAGATGACGGCACCTACTGGGTGCAGCCGCATTTCTGGATACCGGAGGAGAACGCACGCGACCGAGAGAAGCGCGATCGCGTGCCGTACATGCAGTGGCACAAGGAGGGGCTGCTGCACACCACGCACGGCAACGTCACCGACTTCGACACAGTGCGTGCCGACATCGTGAATCTGTGCAAAAAATACAACGTGCGGCAGATCGCAATTGACCGTTGGAACGCTCACCAGTTGACGCAACAGCTGCAAGGCGAGGGTGTCAATGTGGTAGGATTCGGACAGTCGTTTGCGTCAATGTCAAGCCCGGCAAAACAACTGGAAGCGCTATGCGTTGGCGGCAAACTCTTGCACGGTGGGCACAAGGTTTTGGCGTGGCAGGCATCCAACGTCGCAGTCACTCACGACCATGCAGAAAACATCAAGCCATCTAAATCGAAATCCACAGAGCGCATCGACGGCATCGTGTCGCTAGTCATGGCTATCGGCATTCACGCATCGGTCACAACACCCGTTAAGCAGAACTGGGATATGCAAATCTTATGAACACCGACTTTCAGATGACCGAGTTGCGCAGCGTTGATTGGATGAATGACGGCATGGGTAACAGCCGTACACCATCAGGCGTGCGAGTCACCGAAGCAAATGCCGTCGCATGCACTGCGTATCTGGCCTGCGTGCGGGTGATAAGCGAGTCGGTTGCATCGCTGCCGCTGTTCCTGTACGAGCGGCTAGAGACTGGCGGCAAGCGCAAGGCGAGCAACGTGCCGCTGAATCGCATACTGCACCAGCAGCCAAATCCGTGGCAGACGGCGATGGAGTTCAGGGAGCAGATGACTGCCCTGTACTTAATCTACGGCCAGTCATTTGCTGAGATTAAGCCGGGAATCAATGGTGCCGTGCAAGAGTTGTGGCCGCTGCACCCGTCACGCATGACCGTAAGCAGGCTAGAGAATGGCACGCTGCGTTACGCCTACAAAGAACCGAACGGCATGCAGACGATCTACGCGCAGAATCAGATGCTGCATTTAAGGTGGCTCAGCACGGACGGGATCAACGGCTTGCAGCCAGTGTCCCTGTGCCGCAATGCCATCGGCCTAGCACAAGCTCTTGAGCAGCACGGCAGCACTTATTTCGGTAATGGTGCCCGCCCTGGCATTGTGCTTGAGAGTGAGAATCCGATCCCGGTTGAAGCCGCCGAGCGATTGCGTGAACAGTGGGAGCGGATGCACCGTGGCAGTGATCGTGCATTCCGCACAGCGGTGATGCCAAACGGCGTCAAGGTCAAAGAGCTATCGGGCAGCAATGAGTCTGCACAGTTTC